CAGGACACCGTGCCGGATACCGTATTCGTCCAGCACCGCGCTCGTCTGGTTCACGAGAGCCACGCGGTCCACGAGGAACAGCGCGTAGCTGCCCTTGCGATCGGCTTCGCGGAGCAGGTGCGAGGCGCAGACCGTCTTGCCGGCGCCAGTGCCCGCGCAGAGGATTTGCCGGCGGCGCCCGGCGCGGATGCCGTCGCGCAGGCCCTCGATCGCCGTCGCCTGGTAGTCGCGGAGCTGGATCTCCTTAGGCGGCGTGAAGTTGAGCATAGTCGCCCTCCCGCTTCGCCATGACCTCTTCGTAAGCCGCGGCCTCGGCCTCGGCTCGCGCCATGCCGCCGTCAAACTCGCGGATCGCCGCGCGCTCTTCCCATTCGTCGAACTCGGGCCAAACCTCGCGCATGAGGCGGCGCTTGTTCTGCGGCTCGCGCAGCCAGGCGAGCGCGGCATCGTTCAGCCGGCCGCGACGGAGCTTCAGCGTCCAGCGGTCGCGGATCGCCTCGCCGCCGTAAGCGCGTATGCGGTCGAGGAGCGGCGTCATGCTGCCACCTCTGAGTCACCACGTGGCCCGTAGGCGATCATCATTTCGGGCGGGAAATCGACCCAACGAAACGCAACAAAGCTGCTGCTGTTATCAAGATTGCGCTTCCCCATGCCGGGGACGCACCCAGGCCCCGACGCCGCTAGCTTTCGCATGTAGGCCGCCCGAAAAACTTTCATGTCTGCCAATGCCCACCGAACCAAGCGGCGCTCGGCTGGGCAGGCAAAGCCGTAAAAAAAATAATCGCCCCACCCTTCAATGATCTTCGTCAATTCCGTTTTAACCCCGCTGGGTCGCCCGGCACGAATCGTAAATTCGTTACCATATCGCTCAAGGTATTGGTTTTTCCTGATGCGGCAGCCGATGCGCACAGCCTCCATCCGCAGCACCATCAAGTCAGTGTTGCGCTCGGCATCCTCCTCGGCAGGCGGCTCACCAATCAGGTGCTGGCCTAGTATACCCTTGATTTCCGGCAAAAACCTGTCAGACCATCGCTTGTCGTTTTGCCATTGTGTCATGCCGCTTCATTCCCCCAGCCGTCGAAGCCGGCAATAGACCGGCGATTAAACATGTCGAGGCGCCGGCCTTCGGTGACGCGGGCCACCATCTCATAGAACTCGGCCGGTTTCTCGCTATGTGCCCCGCGCGGCGCGGCAAAGCAGGTATTGAACGCCTTGGCGTCCACAAACTGCGGCGCACCCTTGCGGGCGTATATAGCAAATTCGCAGTTGTATTGGGGCAGGTTATACGGCTGGATGCCGCCCGGCTTGTGCCAGACAAAAGTGCAGACATACTTGAGCCGCCATTCGCCGAGCAAGCGCAGCGCCATCGGCATGAACTTATGCGTCGTCCAGACCCAAACGTGGCAATCGTCTGCCATTGGCAGCTTCATCGCTGCCAGCTCTTCTTCGGTCATGGTCGGGTAGTCGAAGGCCGCTTGGTTGGGGCGACAGTCGCGCTCGACCTTTTCCATTGGCCAAGGCGGGTCCATCACGATGACATCATAGACGCCGTGCGCCGCCTTGACTTCGCGCGCGGAAATGTCGCTCAGCTCTGCCCGCTTGGCTTCTTTCCTCGCCTGCGTTACGGCGCGCGACGATGTCAGCTCACCAGCTTTGACCTTGTCCAAAAGGTCGGGGCGGTTCTTCGCCAGATATTCGTTGCGCTCGACAGTGCCCCGGTCCACGTTCGCGGCTTTGGCCTTGCGAGACGCCCCCGCGTTCGTCGAGCCGCGGGAAGGTTTGGCGGGCGCGTCGTCCTGTCCAGTCCGCCCACAAGTTGTGGGCGCACTGGCTGCCAGCGTCCCGTCGGGCTTCCGTTCGCGAGTGTTCGCCGCCTCGGCGCGCCGCCGGTTGGCTTCCTCGCGCGCCTTGTCTTGCTCTGCCTGCCATTCGGCGTCGGCGTCTGCGCATTCCTTCCAGAGCAAATACCGCTGATCGGTGCTCAGGTCGCGTCGCTGACCGTTCAGCGACCAAGCCATCCGCCACGGGCTTACGTCGTCGGGAAGGTGCTCAAAGCGCGGCGCTACGCCAGCAATCTCGCAGGCGGCGAGACGATTTCGCCCGTCCAGCACCTTCCCGCGATAAACCTGTATCGGCTCGCGCAGACCGTTCAGCGCAATGTCGTCTGCAAGTTCTTGCAGGCGCACATCGTCCATCAGCGGAAAGACGTCCGCTGCGGGATGCGCCTCAACCGCGGTCTTGCTGTCGCCAGGTGCGTTCAAAGCTCCACCTCCTGCCGCTCAAGCTGCTTGCGGAGCTTCTTGATTTCGGCGTCCTGCGCGTCCACGCGGCGCTGAAGGCGGGCGTTCTTCGCCTGCTCGTCCTTCATGCGCTGTTTCGCCGTGTCGCGCTGGCGCATGGCGTTGCCGAGGGCGCGACCCATGTCGTCACCGGCAAGCGCCTCCCTGAGCTGGGCCTTCGCTGCGTCTCGCTCCGCCTTGAGCTGCTTCACCGTTGCGCGAAGCTCGGCGTTCTCCTCGTGCAGCCCAACCCAGTCTTCTTTCAGAGCTTCGTGCGTCAGCTTTTCGGCTTCTTTGCTCAGGTCCTTCATTGCGCAACTCCTTTCGTCATTCGGGCGGCCACGTCTCCGATGTGCTGCCAGTCGTCACCGGCGCTCACTTCGACGAGCACCGCTCCGCCCGTGACGGGCTCGGCCCATGTCTCCGGCCAGACGCAGCGGAACTTCTCGTCGTCGCAGCCCATGGCCTGCGCGATGCCGTCGATCGTCGCCTTCTGCGTGGCGGGCATGTTCTGGAGGTCGCGGCGGCGCCGGTCGGGCGGGTGGAAGGCAAACACCAGGCGCGGCCGGTCGGTGTCGAGGCGCTCGACGCCGCGCCGCCGGGCCTCGCCCCATGCCTGGTGTCTGGCCGCCGCCACGGCCTTGTTGCGCTGCGCCCAATGCACGCGGCGGTTCTGCCAGAGGGCGGGCGCGGGCCACGACAGGCGCAGGAGGAACAAGCGGTCGGTCATCAGAACGGGATTTCGTCGTCGTAGCCGCCAGCCGGGGCGTTGCCCTGCGGTTGGCGCTGTTGTCCGCCACCACCCTGATAGCCGCTCTCTTGCCGCTGCTCTTTCGGCACGAAGCACGACAGAAGCAGGTTCGACCGCCCGTCCGGGTTGGGCACGCCCGCCGGGTTGAATGTCCGGTCCAGCATCATGAACACGCCGCCGTCGTCGTTACGCATCAGCGAGCCGACGTTGAGCCACCGGCTCTTGGTCTCGCCGGTGCGGCGGTCTTGGTATTCACCGACCTTGCACACGATGTCGTGGGTCTTCTGCGCGGGCATCAGCGTGTTCCTGTATGTTTGAGAAAGCCGCCCGAGGGCCGGGAGGAGGAGGAGCCCGGCCCCCGAGCGGAGTTGCGCGGCGCGCCCGAGGGAGATTTCGGGCCGACAGGTGTGCGCCGCGGGGAGGAGGTGGTGGGCGCGGTCATTCGGCGGCCTCGCGGGGTTGCGCGTGGACCTGCACCATCCATTCGGCGGTGACGTGGTTCATGCCGCGCCGTTGCGCAGCCTCAATGACGCTTGCCTGCCACCGCGAGGGGATGCGCCCCGAGTCTGCCCACTTGTGGACCTGCGCCACGGTCGCGCCGATCTCTTCAGCGAGAGCGCGCCGTGAGCCCCAAGCCCCGATCAGGTTCTTGATGGGAGTTTCTTCCATAGCTCTTGCATATGGACGTTTCGTCCATACGTCAAGCGCGTTCTGACGTGGAAAATTTTTCGATTGGCTTACTAGGGAAGGCGTGAACTATGGCGGCATGGAAGATTCGCCCCGCCCGCCTCTGCCTCATGAGCCCGTGCTAGTGGCGCGGCGACTCGCGGCGCTCCGTGAGGCGCTCGGCATGACAAAAGCCGAGTTTGCCGACCTGATTGGCGTGGACAGGTCCAGCTACACGAAGATCGAGAAGGGCGCGAAACCTCTCTTGCCCCCAAATGCTTATCGCATCTGGGAGCTGTTCGGCGTGGACATGAACTACATCTACCTCGGCCAGGTTCACACCCTGCCCGAGAACCTGTCCAAGGCGGTTACGAGCCACCTTACCCAACGGCGCTGATACAACTCATGGACGCCGCAGGCCGTCAGCCTGTGCAACCAAAAGAGTGCCCTTGTGCCTAATGGATACTGCGGCCCCATGCGCGCCCTCCGAAGTGTTCGCCTAATGTTCGTTAACCTGTCGCTCCACGGCGCATAAGAGACCAGCCTGCTCTTATGGTCAAGAATGGACGTTGCTTCCACATTAGCGCTTGACGCGTGGAAGATTCGTCCATAATGTCTCCCCATCACCGCCCGCCGAAGACGCCACCGGCAGATCGCGGGCCACCGATGGGAGACGAGATGATGCAGACCCCCGAGCCGACCGCGCGCGAACTCGCCGCAATCCATGACTGGGCGCTGGCAACGCGCCGCCTGCGCCGCCTCGGGCTGCTCGCCGACGCGCAGCACGACGGCGCGACCGCGACCGTCAAGGTGCGCCTGACGCGCCCGGTCACGCTGCCCGCCATGCCTGAGCGGCTGACGCGATGACCGCCCGCGACCGCTTCCGCGCGCTGATGGCAGAGCGCCGCCGCTACCCGCGCGGCTCCGGCGAATGGGCATGGCGCACCCGCGCCGCCCGCAAGCTGGCCTGGCTCGCCCTCGGCGTCCCGACGACCCAATGGACGGAGTGACCTAATGAAAATGCGCCCCGACCTCCCGCTGATCGAGCGCGTCGCCGCCATGCTGCGCGACATGCTCGGTGAGGGCTACGATGACGACACGTTCCTCGACACGCTGGACGGCGAGACCGACGCGGTGGAGATCGCCGACCGGCTTATCGCCTCCATGCAGGGCGACGAGGCGCTCGCCGCCGCCGCCAAGGAGCAAGCCGACGCGCTCGCCGCTCGGTCCAAGCGCCTCGGCGACCGCGCCCGCGCCAAGAAGCGCACTCTGCTCGCCGTCATGGACGCGATGGGCGTGCGCAAGCTGGAGCGGCCCGCCGCCACGCTGAGCCGCCGCGCCGGCGGTGTGTCGCTCGTCATTACCGACGAGGCCGCGATCCCGTCGCAGCTCACCCGGACGCGCGTCGAGCCCGACAAGGCCGCCATCAAGAAGCAGCTCCAAGCGGGCGAGGACGTTCCCGGCGCTGCCCTCGCGCAGGGCGACGACACCATCAGCGTGAGGGTGAAGTGATGGACTTTGCCAAAGTTATCGACGCCGCACGCGACGAGAACCGCCACGGCGTGCAGGTGCGCGGCGGCAAGAAATACACCACCGTCGCCGTGCGCGTGGAGGTAGCACGCCGGCACTTCGGCGCCATCGGCATCGCCACCGACGTGATCCAGTGGGCCACCGACAACGGCCAGCCTATCGTCGTGAAGGCCACCGTCACCGACGAGGCGGGCCGCGTTCTGGCGACCGGCCACGCTGAGGAGGTGCGCGGGCAGGGCAACGTCAACCGGACCAGCGCCCTCGAGAACGCGGAGACGAGCGCGATCGGCCGAGCCCTTGCGGCGCTCGGCATCAACGGCGGTGAGTTTGCCAGCGCCGACGAGATGACACAGGCGACGGGCGGCGACGCGCCGCGCGGGCAGCCGCAATCGCAGCAGCAGCCCGAGACGCCCGAGAGCATCCGCGACCGGCTGATCGCCGCCATCGGCAAGCAAGCGACAGGCGAGGCGCTGGACGCGCTTCTCGCGCACCCGCGCACCAAGGAGGCGCTCAACAGCCTACCGCACGACATGCAGGGCGCGGTGATGCGCGCCCAAGACGAGCGGCGCAAGGTTCTGGCTTCGGCTCAGGAGGCGGATCATGTCTACGGCTAGGGGTCAGACCGTCATTCTGCGCGGCCCGTCTCAGCGCGCGCTGGCAAAGCGCCTGATTGACGACGCGCCCGCCGACGCGGTGGTGAACGTGGCGCTGCCTAAGCGGACGACGGACCAGAACGCCAAGATGTGGGCCATGCTGTCCGACATCTCGCGCGCCTGCCCGGACGGTCGGCAGCACACGCCCGAGACGTGGAAGCAGCTCTTCATGGACCGGCACGGCGTCGAGTGGTCTGAACCGCACCCTGACGAGAGGGCAGCATGACCCGTCGCCGCATGTCCACCACGCGCCGCGTGCGCATCTTCGAGGCCGCCGGCGGCGTCTGCCACATCTGCGGTCACGCCATCGACGGCACCCGCGAGGCATGGGACGCCGATCACGTTATCCCGCTGGAGATCGGCGGCGACGACACGGACGCGAACCTGCGCCCGGCTCACCGCGCCTGCCACGCCGCCAAGACGGCGCAGGCGGACATCCCGCAGATCGCCAAGGCGAAGCGCGTCCACGCCAAGCACGTCGGCGCCCACCAGCCGCGCAGCCGCCTGCCTGGCGGTCGCGGTGACAAGCTCAAGCGCAAGATCGGCGGCGGCGTGGTGCCCCGCCATGAGGACTAGGAGGCCCGAAATGACTGACCTGCGCACCCGCTACCCGCACCGGCTGTGGTTGCCGCTCGCCGACACCCGCAGCCCGGCCACGCTGCACGAGCCCGCTGGCTACGACCCGACCACGAGCTGGGACGCCGCCGCCGATCGCTACGCCGAGTGGCGTGAGCAGGGCTGGGAGTGCTGGGTCGTCGCGCTCGACCTGACGACCGGCACGATCTGCGACCACACCGCCGAGGCGCACCGGTGGGCCTGACGCCCGATCAGGAGGCGGCCGCGCTGCGCGAGATCGCCCGCCTGTGGGCCGATCGCGTGACGCTGGCGCCGGTGCCGAAGGAGGGCGCGGCATGAAGCCCTACGCCGACTGGGACAGCACCGACATCGCGCAGCACATCGAGCGCCTGCGCCGCATTGACGGCGCGCTCGGTGACGACGACCGCGCCCGTCGGGCCGATCCGCCTGCGCTCGACTATCTTGCACGCAAGCGCGCCGACGCGGTGGACACCGGCCTCGCGCGCGCGCAGCGGTGGCTCACGGTCGCGCTGGTGTTCACCGCGCTCGCCGCCGCCACGCTGGCCGTCGCCGCCTACGCCGATCCCGTTGGCCGCCTCGCCCACGACACGGCGCGCGGCGAATACTGCGGGGCGTGCTGATCGAATAGCCGCACCACTCACGGACTGCGGCTGCGGGCGGCGTCGCTCCTCCTCCCAGGCGCCGCCCGCGACAGACAGAGGAGACCGATATGAAGACCCGCGACGAAGCCATCCTCGATCTGGCGGATCACGCAAAGAGCCAGTGCGAGGTGCTGAAAGAGAAGATGGAAGTTGTGGTCAACGGCTTTGACTTCGACGGCGAGCGCGACCGCGAGGCCCTGTGCGGGATCACGCGCGACCGCGACGGCCGCTCGATGTTGGCCTTTGCCGAGCCGGGCACCACCGGCCAGCGCACCGTCGTTTACGTCGATGCGATCCTCGCGCTGGCGAAACTTCTCAACGGCGAAGTGCAGGTGCAAGATGACTGACGACACACCGCGGATGCCCGCCCGCATTTGGGCCGACCGCTCTGACGACGACCTACCGCAATACGCGGACACGCCCTTCGGCATCTGGTGGCACGATCCGCGCGACGGATACGCGGAATACGTCCGCAAAGACCTCTACGACGCCGAGCGCAGGCGGGCCGAGGAGGCAGAGGCGGAGCGGGGCAGGTTGCGGGAGTCTGCGGCTGCGCTCTGTGTCGCTATAGAGAAGCAAAAATCGTATGGCCTACCCGCCATTTCACCGCAAGCAGCGATAGCTCTGCACGACATCCGCGCCGCCCTGCGCCAACACGAGGGAGGGGAGTGATGGACAGCCTTCCCCGCGCGCTCGTTTGGGTGGCCGGCATTCTCGGGCTGGCATGGGTTGCCGTAGACCATCAGCAGCAACAGGCGAAGATTGAGGTCGCCTGCATTGAGGCAGGCGGTGAGATGACTTGGCGCAATGAATGCGAGCTGCCTGAGGAAGATGAGTGATGGCTGAAATGATCTTTGGCGAGACCACAGCCGAGCTTTGGGAGCACGACCGCTGGGAACTGGTCGAGCCTGTGATCGCCTCGACCGATGACGGAGAGACGCGGGTGACCATTCCCTCTGGCACGGTGCTGCATGTCAGGCGCCGGGTGACGCAGTGGCCTGAGATTACTCGTGCCAATGAGCGCAAGAAGCTGCTCGCGCTGGCGGATGCCCTTTTCGACGACCTTTTCGAGGCAGCCGATGGAGAGATCCTAGAAGAACTGCGGGAGGCGGGACACACGCCAGAAGCGCTGCGGCAGGAGCGGCGGAAAAACCTTGAGGAGGCCGAAAAGGCAGCCGCCTCACCCCGAGAAGACGAGGGCTGACCGATGGCGTCGCCGCGCGTGGAGACGATAGAGCGCCGCATCAAGGCCGCCGAGGCCGCGGGCTACGTCGTGCGCTGCATCCGCGCCGACGGCTCGCTAGAGGTGGACAAGCGCGACGAAGCGCGGGACCGTGAGCCTGACCTGTCCCTGATCGACATGAGCAAGCGATGAAGCGCGACCGCCCCCGCTACGTCTACGAGAAGCCCGGCGGGCTCTACTTCTGGCGCCGGCCGGGCGCGGCCGTGAAGATGCAGGCCGAGCCCTTCACCGAGGCGTGGTCGATCAGGGCTGGCGCGACGACAACCCGGCGCGGGGCGTGCAGACCGTCTATCGGCCGAGCGGCACGCGCCAGCCGTGGCCCGAGGATCTGGTCGCCACGGCGCGCGAGGCAGCGACGGGCGACACGCTGCTACTGTTCGAGCTGCTCGTCGGGACCGGCCAGCGAATCGGTGACGTGCTGCGAATGCGGTGGGCCGACATCGCCGGCGACGCGATCTTCGTCGGGCAGTCCAAGACCGGCGCGGAGCTGTGGGTGCCGTTCACCGATCGGCTGCGAGAGGTGCTGCGCGAAGCCCCGCGGCGCGGCGAGACGATCCTGACCAGCAAGCGCGGCGGGCCGCTCAGCTACCGCGCCGCCGCCGACCGGATGCGCAAGCTGCGCGAGCGAATCGGGGCAGGGGAGGCGCATGACACGCACGCCCTGCGCTACACGACCACCGCCGAGCTGGCTGCGCTCGGCTGCGACGACGACCTCATCATGGCCGTCACCGGGCACCGGACGAAGGCGATGGTCGAGAAATATGCTGGCGCGGCCCGGCAGAAGGTGCGCGCCATCGAGGCGCAGAGCCGCCGCAAGTGAGCGCCGGGAACAGAACAGCACCGGAACGTGAATTGTGCCAAAGCATGTGCCAGACGCCGTGCCGGATCGGCTAAGTGCTGGAGGCGAGTACCGGAATCGAACCGGTGTAGACGGATTTGCAATCGGGTCGTAAGGCAAGCAAAATCAAAGCTTTAGTTTGCCGTAACACGCAGGACAGAGCGCGAACGAAAGTGGAATTGTGCCACACGAAAAACCCCGCCGCCGGGGAGGCGACGGGGCTCGCAGAACACACATCCCTGAAACTTATGCGGGGCTCCCTCTCTCGTGACTACTCCGGGGTCGGTCCCCGGCGCCCATCCGCCCTCTCGGGGCAGATCCCTATGTGCAAGTGCCGGTTATGCGCTCTGCACGCCCGCCGCTTCCGGCGGCTCGCAGAGCGCGCTGCACCGATACCCGCCGGCGTCCAGCGCGTGCACCACGCGCGTCACCAGCCACTCCCCGTTGACGCCCGGCCGGAACCCGGTGAGCGCGACGCGACCCTCGGCGACGAGATCCGGATCGCCCGGCAGGTCGACCGACAGCTGCGTGCCGGCGCGCGCTGATCGGCGGAACTCCGCGTTGGCGGCTTCCTGCGCGCTGGCCTCGTCCGGATACCGCCGCCGCAGGCGCTGCACGGGCTCGCCGTCGCCGGCCGTGACCTCGACGTCCTCTGCGGCGTCCTGGTCGCGGTAGAGCGCCACGACCTGCCCCGCAGGCGCGCGCAGCGACCGCCGCAGGCGCCAGCGCGAGACCTGCGCCGGCGTTAGCGCGACGGCCGGCATCGGCTGGCCCGCGACCGTCAGCGACTCGCCGCGCGCCGCCATGACGAGCCGGCCGCCGCCGGGCTTGGCGATCGCATCATACTCCCGCGCGACCCGCGTCAGCAGGCTGATGTCGCTCTCGTCGATCTGGTCCAGGTGCGGCAGCGCGACGCCCGCCAGGCTGTCGGACACGCCGGGCTCGAGCCCGTGCTCGCCGGCGATCGTCTCGACCAGCGTCGCGATCGTCGTGCCTGCGTCCCAGCTGCGCGTTTTCTGCTCGGTCAGCGCCGTCTTGCCGCCGGTCGTCTCGCCGTGTACGCTCGCCGTGCCGCGGATCCGCAGCTGATCGGGCGGCCCCTCGGCCTCGACGCTGTCGGCGATGAACAGCCCCATGTCCTTCGCCCCGAACGCGTAGCCCAGCGCGACGCGGATCTCAGCGCCGGTCGGCGGGATCTCGAGTCGCGCGAGCGGCAGGTGATCCGACAGCACGATCTCGACGCTGTCGGACTCAACGCCGGCGGCGTCCGTCAGCCGCAGCGACACGAGGCGCGAGGCGAGGATCGACGTAATGTCCTGGCCGTCGACCGTGACGCGGTAGGCGGGTTTCCAGTCGGTCAGCCCCACAGCCGCACGCTCGCCGTGTCCTGCTCGTCGTCGATCTCGGGCAGCGCGATCTGCTCGCCGTCGGGCAGCACCGGCCCGAGATCCGCGACGCCCGGGTTCGCCTGCAGCACGCGCTCGACGATCCCGTCGTTCTGGCGGCCGTAGGCGCGCCAGACGATCACGTCGACCGTGTCGCCGGCCTTAGAACGGTAGTAGCGCACGCAGCCCCCCATCGTATCTGCGCAGCCGCAGGTCGAACTCCTGCCGCCGCGGCACTCCGCCCTCAGCGAATACGGCCTGCGCCTCGCGCACGGCCTCGACGACCCACAGCCCGAGCACGCTGCCCGTGCTCGCGATCAGCGGCAGCGGCGCGCCGAGCCCGGCTTGCGCGCGCATCCGGTCCAGCTGGCCCGCCCCGCCCCGGTGGAACGGATAGATCACGCCGCGGAGCTCAATCGTCTCGGCCCCGTAGCCGGTGAACTGCAGCGCGTCTGTCGCGCCGACACGCTCTTGCGCGGCCCAGCGATACTCAGCGTCGCGCGACAGCTGCTGATAGGCCGCCGAGTCGACGCTGAACTGATAGCCGCCCAGCTGCAGCATGACGTCAGCCATAGGCGCCTCCGTATTGCCCCCACCCGGCCGCGCCGTCGAACAGCGCGTCGTTCTCCGCGTCGCGGCGCCGGCGCTCGAGCTCGGCGACGAGCTGGTCGACGCTCATGCCCTGCGGCGCGTTGATGGTGATGTTCTGCGTCACGTTGGCGATGCGCTGGGCGCCGCCCTGCGATAGATCCCGATCGTCGCGTGTAGGCGTGTCGCGGATTTTCTGGATGGCCGCCGGCATGACGCTGACGTTCGGCGCCGGGACCTCGGGCGGCGCGGGTGCGTCGACCCGCGCTGTGAACGACGGCAGCTCGACCGGCGCCGGCATGACGCTGACGTTCGGCGCCGGGACCTCGGGCGGCGCAGCATATGTCGGCGCTGCGCCCCCCAGCGCCAGGGCGCCCGCGCTCGCCGCATTGCGAGCCCCGACTCCCAGATCAGGCAGGCGCTCCTTGATTTCGCGGTTCAATTCGGCCATGCGCTCGAGCGCGCGATGGTGCGCGACGAACCCGCCGCGGTTCGGATAGATCAGCTCGGGGCCGCGCTCGCCCACAAGCAGCGGCCCAGCGCCGAAAGCGCCGCCGATGGCCCGTTGTTGGGGCCGGCCTGCACCCGTCATCGGATTGAAACCCGATCCAGGGCGGCCCCCGCCTGGCGTGACGCCTTCGAGGCCATAGGCGGACATGGGATCATCCAGTGTCGAGTCAGGGGCTTTCCCGGTGAGGCGATACCGCAGCTGCGCCGCGCCGCGCATGGCGTGGCCCACCACCGGCAGGTCCAGGGCCCGGCCCTCGATGCCGCGGGCGTTGCCCTCTTGGTTCGTGTGCCCGACAATGGGCAGTCCCGTCTCCGGGTTCGTGCGTTCGCCCGCCTCGGACTGGCTCAACATCCACGCAGTCTGCGCCCCGAAGGCGAGACCGCCGAAGTTGACGCGAGATATGGCCCGTCCCATGCGGCCCGTGGCCGCCTCGGTCGTCCGCGCGGCCGCGGTCATGGCAGGGCCGATGGCCTTTATCGAGGCCAGGGCCGTTCCGGTGGACCAGATCAACCCTGCGATCGCGATGCCCATGCGCGCCACGCCCAGGAACACCTTCGCGGCAACCGCCCCGGCGACGATCCGGCCCAAATTCTCCCAACCCCCCACAAGGTCTTTGACCTTCCCGATGGCCTCGCCGGTCACGCCGATGACGTCCCCGATCCCCGAGGACACTTCCCGCGCGACAGGAATGGCGTCTTCCAGGGCCTCGCCCAGCGCCCGCCCGAACCGCTTGGCGTCACCGCGGCCCTCGATCAGATCGTCGGACAGGTCGTTAAGGGCCTCGGTAAGGACCGGGTGCAACTCCGACGCCACGTTGCGTTTGATCGAGTCAAACACCGTGCCCACACGCCTATATGAGCGCTCGAATTCGCGTGCAGCTCGTCCCTGTTCCTCCGTCACCGTAGCGCCGGCCCGGCGGGCCTCCTGGCGCAGCTCCTCGAGCTCTTGCCGCGTCACGGCCAGCAGCTCGACCAGTTGTTCGCCGCCCTGGCCCCCGAAAACTTCATCCGCGATCCGCTGGCGCGCGGCGGCGTCCTCGACGTCCGCAATCCGGCCTTGCACCAGGTCGAAGAGCTCCTGCGCGTCGCCCTTCGCCTCGGCTATCCGGTCGCGCGACAGGCCCAGCCGCTCAAAGGCCTCTGCACCCCCGCCCTTGCCGCTCTCGGCGAACTCGTCGGCCCGAATTTGCATCTCTTTCAGCCCGTCAATCATGGCCCCGGAGTCCACCCCGAACTGGCGGGCGGCAAAGGTCAGCTCCGACAGCTCCTCGGGCCGCATATCCAGCCGCTTGGCCGCGTCGTTGATTTGCGACACGGAGTCCGACGCCGACACGGCCACGCCCGCGATGGCGCCACCGACAGCGCCGATGCCCACGGCGGCCCTGCGCCCGATCCGGCCGATGGTCGCGGTCGTCCGCCGGAACTCTTGGCCTACGCGGTTCGCTGACCGCTGGGCGCGCTCGAAGCGTTCTTGCGACCGGCGCAGGTCGCCGAGGGTCCGATTCAAACCCTCGTATTCGCGGTCCAGCTCCTCGACCGACCGGCCCTGGCGCTCGAGGACGCGGCGCTGCTTGGAAAGCTCGCGCTGCCGGTCGGTGATCTGCTTGATCTCGTCCCCGACGCTGTCGAGGCCCGACCGGATCAGCCCGATGTTCTTGGAAAACGACTTCTGGACGACCGACCCGATCGAGATCGTCGCGTCGAGGCGCTGGTTCCTACTCGCCATTCGTCGGCACCCCCTCGAGCCACCACAGGAACCGGCCCGTCGGCAGCGCCTCGATCTCGGTCAGCCCCCAGCCGGTGAACCGCGACAGCGCCATGACGGCCGTGCGCAGCTCGGCCCGGTCTATTCGGTAAACCCCCGCAGCGCCTCCTGGACGCGCGCGTAATCCCGCAGGGTGAGCCGCTGCACGTCGGCCGGCGCGATCTCGCACAGGTTCGCGACGAGCGCGACCTCCTGCGCGGCCGGGCTGCCCTTGACCTCCTGCGCCGCGATCTGGTCGCCGACGGTCGGCTCGCGCATGGCGAGCGTCTTGACGAGCGTGCCGTCGATCTCGACCCCGGCCTCGAGCTTGATCTGTTCTGCCATCCTGTTCGCCCTCGTGGTTGTGGGCGGCGCTTATGGCGCGCCGCCCCAGTTTACAGCCCGAGCGCCTCGCGCTGGGCGGCCAGGCGGTCGACGCCGTTGACGACGCGCCGCATGTTCTCGACGTCGATCTCGTGCGTGACGCTGCCGTCGTGCGTCTCTTGGTAGTAAACGAGCCGCATCGTGACCGAGAGCGCGGGCTTCTGGCCCGGCGCCCAGGTGCCCCGCTGCAGCGACGTGATCGTGCCGCGCATCCTGTGCGTGACCGCCTTGACCGTGCCGTCAAACGATTCCAGCGCGCCGCGCGCGGTGAACGGCACCGTCTCGCCGACGGCGACGCCCCACAGCGCGAGCACGTCGGCGTCGTAGGCGATCAGGCTGAACGACGTCTCGAGCGGCTCTTGCCCCATCTCGATCGCCACGGCCGAATCCATGCCGCCGGCGCGGTAGTCCTCGGTCGTCAGCGTCAGGTCGGGCGGGTTGTATTCGTCGATCTGGCCGGCGTAGCCCCGGCCATCGACGAACAGGTTGATGTTCTTCAGAACGTCACGAGCGGGCATTAGCTAAAGACCTCCGCGATGTAGTCGTTGACCAGCTGCGAGCGGAACGTGATGTGCTCGGCCGGGTAGGGCGGCGTGAAGTCGAAGTTGAAGTAAACCTTGCCCTGCGAGATGTTCGCCGGCGTGTTCAGGTCCGGATCCGGCCAGCACTCGCCGCCGAGGATCGCGCCGAGGTTCTGCAGCGTCCGCAGGTAGGCGTTCACGCCCTCCACGACGTCCTCGACGTAGGTCTTGGTGATGTTCCGGTCGACGGCCCACAGGTGCGCGCGCTGCAGCGACTCGTTGATGATGTCGGCGGTGCGCCGCACCGACAGGAACGCCCATTTCGGATCCGCTGCCGTTGAGCGGTTGCCCCACAAGCGGAAACCGTCCTGCCGGATGATCGTCGCGACCTCCTGCTCGTTCAGCAGGTTCGCGCGGCTGTTCGCGTCGCCCAGCTTGAAGTCGACGTCGCGGGCGGTGCCGACGATCCCGTTGATGGCCTGGTTCGATGGCGACCACCAGAACCCGCGGTCGTTGTCGGATTTCGCAATCAGGCCGGCGACGCGCGGCGAGGCCGGCTCGAGCGTCGTGACGCCGCCCCGAAACACCTTGACCCACGGGTCGACGACGAACACGCGGTCGCTGCCCCAGTCCTCGCGATACTCGATCGCGGCCTCGTCGGTCGTGTTCGGGCCGTCGGCGATGATGACCGCCCGCAGGCGCTCGGCGATGCCGATCAGCTCGGCGACGACCGCGTTCGCGGCGCCGTCGCGCTGGTGCGTGTAGCCCGGCGCGCAGAGGATCCGCGGCGCGAAACCGACAGCCGACTCCGCGCCGAGCAGCGCGTGCACGCCCTCGAACGAGCCGTCGCCGGCGTTCACGCCGCCGACCACATTGGCGATCGTGGCCTGCTCGTCGGCGCCCTCCTCGACGCGCACCACGATCACGACGGCGCCGATCTGGTCGAAGATGCCATCCATCGCATTCGGCAGCGTGCCGGTCGTGCCCAGCTTGGCGGCCTCGCCGCGCGAGCCGGCGACGAGGCGCGGCGTGTTGAGCGGGAACGGCTCGTCCTCGCCCCCGGTCAGGAACAGCGCGGCGCCGGTCGGCTTGACGGTGCCCGTGCCGTCGCTGTCGGCGGCGTTGGTCACGCTGACGAGCGCGGCCGCGTCGGTGTCGCCGCTGACTGCCGTCGCGACGTCGCCGGCGGTCGACGTGATCGCGCCCTGCGCGTCGGTCCCGAGCGTGACCGTGATCGCGTTGCCGGAGACGCTGACCGACAGCGTCGTGTCGGCGGCACCCGGGTCGACCAGGTTGACGCTGATCTGGTTGCCGGCAGCGCCGGCGTTCGCGGCCGTGAAGGCGAGCGCGGTGTTCGCGGCGGCGCGGCCCGTCGTCAGCGTTGCGGCGGTAGCTCCGGCGGCGTTCGGCGCGGTGCCGACGATCCCGATCACGCCCGAGCGAACGGTGCGAACCGGACGCGGCCCGGTGTCGATCTCGATGACCTCGACGCCGTGCAAGAATTTGTCGGTCATGCGTCCCTCGTGTCTGCGCAGCTATACGTCGCCGCCAGACTGAACCCCGCGTCGCGCCGCCGCCATTGGCGGATTTCCCCGAAAAAGCCCGCGCCGGAGCGCGGGCAGGCGTCCCAGGCGAACGGGATCCGGCTCATGTCGTGGCCCCCGCATAAGCCGCGCTGAACGCTGCGGCGATTTCAATCTGCGCCAGCGCGTCCACGGTTGTCGCGGCGTCGATTTGCTGACCGACCGCCTTCTCGGCACTGAAGCAGCGCTGCACGTGGTCGGCGACGGCCTGCGCGACGGGCTGAAACTCGGCCAACGTGACCGAAACCCAGCCGCCCTGGGCCTTCCAGTCGGCGCTGGCGACGAGGCCGTCCTTGAGCGAGCTGTAGGTGCTGGCGATCTGCGCTTGCGCCTCGCGGGTCGTCTGGATGCGCTGGCCGCTCGGAAGGTCCACACCGCCGGTCTCCTGACGCCACCGATAGTCGGCGAGGCGGGCGTGCTGCTCGGCGCGGACGTCCTCAATCTGGCGTGGCACGACCTCCCACGTCTGGACGAGATCGCCGCTCGCGTCTCGCGTCGGCTTGCGCTGCGCCACGCTGTGCGTCAAACGGTCGTGCGGCGGTTTCGGTGTGGGCTTGACCGGCTCGAAGAACCGAGCGGGCAGGCCGCGGCCAGCGATATGCGCGGGCAGGACAGGCCATTGAGTAACCTGACCGGCTGCGTCGGTGCGTGCGTATGTGGTGATCATGGTGGCTGCCCTCACTCGAAGATGTATGCGCTGCCGCTGTCGGTGCCGTTGTCGTCGTCGAGGTAAGCCCCGACAATCGCGTAGTCGCCGGAAATCGCGACAGAAGTGCCGAAGTAGTCGCTCGTCGCCCCGTCGCTGGCGAGCAGCTTCGCGACTTCGGTCCAGTTGCCGGTGCCGTCGCGCTCGAAAACGTATGCGCTGCCGCTGTCGGTGCCGTTGTCGTCGTCGAGCGCGCCCCGACAATCGCGTAGCTGCCGGAAATGGCGACGGGACCGCCGAACAGGTCGCCCGATGCCCCGTCACTCGCGAGCAGCTTCGCGACCTCGGTCCAGTTGCCGGAGCCGTCGCGCTCGAAAACGTATGCGCTGCCGCTGTCGGTGCCGTTGTCGTCGTCTTCATAAGCCCCGACAATCGCGTAGCTGCCGGAAATCGCGACAGAAATGCCGAATTGATCGCTCGAATCGCCGTCGCTGGCGAGCAGCTTCGCGACCTCGGTCCAGTTGCCGGTGCCGTCGCGCTCGAAAACGTATGCGCTGCCGCTGTCGGTGCCGTTGTCGTCGTCCGTGCCGCTCGGCACGGCGATCGACTCGAGGTTCGACGTATCTGCCAAGCTCTCGTAGACGATCGCCGTGAAGCCGCTGTCGGTCGCGATCTGCCAGTCCGTGCTGGCGTGCGTGTCGGCGCCGTTCGGATACGTCAGGAACGCCAACGTCGTGAGCGTCGGGCCGGAGCCGATGTCGGTCGCGCCGTCGACCGGGCTCAGGATTTCCGGCTGCGCGACAGACTGGTCGCCCACCGCGATCTGGAACACGACCGTCGCGCCGTTGCGCTCGACCGACAGGTTCAGCTGGTCCGCGGTTTCGGCGGCGTCGATGTCCAGCGTGATGGTCTCGTTCGACCGCGACACCGTGCCGACGTCGGTCGTCACCGCGTAGGTGCTGAACCCGTCGTAGTTGGTGATCGTGTAGGTGTTCGACGAGCCCGGGAACACGAGATCCGGGCCGGTCAGCGTCACGCTCGTCACGCCGACGGTGCCGACCTCCTCGTTGTTGATGAACTCGACCTTGGTGCCGTCGGTCAGCGGACTGTCAAGCTGCACCTGCGTCGCGTTCAGCGCCTGCCATTCGTCGTTGCGCAGCCGCACCCCCTCGACGTAGACGGCCAGCCCGTTCGTGCGGGTTTCCGCCAAGTTGAACACGGTCTGCCCCGCAATGGCCGTCCGCGTCTCGGCGATTGACGCAACCCGCACCCCGAGCCCTTCGGACGGGTCGAACCATTCCGTGTCGCCCTCGGCGTTCGTCGCCTTCCGAAGCAGCTGACCGACGAGCCCGCCTTCCGGCAGAATGTAGGGCCGGATCTCCTCGATGTCGGCCTTGGTCGCGATCGTGATGTAGTCGTCGATCACCGCGGTGACGTTCGTCGCCGTGCCGATCACCGTAATCAGATCGAAAATCTGCTCGACGACGGTCGCGCCGCCCTCGGCCGGCAGGAAATCAGACTGCACCCCGCTGTTCGCGTAGGAGTAGAGCGTCTCCTCGAGCGTGTCGGGATCCTGCGCGAACACGCCGATCTCGCGAACGAAGAACCCCTGCGTGACGCCCTCGTTCGTCAGGATCGCGCGAATCTTCGACGTGCCGTCGCCGAGCACCTCGAACGACTGGATCGACAGCGACTTCTCCTCGCTGACGAGCGCGGTCAGCGATTCCGGGTTCGCGGGCATCGACCCGTCGCCGAGCGCCACGCGCGTGAAGTTGAGCTGCTGACCGATCTGCGCCTTGGCCTGCAGGTTGCGCCCCGCGTCGGTCAGGATGAGTCCCGGGAAATTTGCCATCAGGTCGACCTCGGTTGAATCGTCATGGTTTTCGCGTAGTGGTAGCCGCCGCCCAGCAGCAGATCGAAGTCGGGCAGACTGATCGACACGCCCGCAGGCGAGACCTCCGTCGTCCTCGCCCGGTGCAGCCCGGTGCCCACGTTCAGACCGTAGTCCTCAACGCCGACGTTCAGCCGGCCGAGCACCAGCATCTCGCCCCCCGTGCGCGCGTAGCTCGCCCAGGTCAGCGCGCTGGTCGCGCTGCGCTTGATCTGCACGGCGACCAGCCACGACCGCACGGGCTTGGCCGCGTCCACCAGGCGGATCAGGTCGTCGTATGCCTCGGCGCTCTCGAGCAGCCCAGTCGTCACGATTTTGAACTGGTGCGCGTCGAGATCCGCCGCCTGCCACGGCTCGACGACGTCGCCGCCGCTGAAGATCAGCTCGACCACCTCCTTGACGGCGGCCGGCGTGCCTTTGCGCTTGTGCAGCCGCAGCGACGCCGCGATGATCGCGCGCTTCTGCTCGACCGACCACTCCGTATCCCAGCGATCGACGCTGAACGCCCAGGCCAGCCACGGCAGGGCGTCGGCCGGGCACGTCTCGGGATCCCAGATCGACCGCGTCGGCACCTCGACGCCGCCGACCCGCGCGGTCGTTTGATCGAGCGCGACCTCCTGCGGCGTGGCGTTGTTCGGCAGCAGCGTGTCAGACATCGGTGCCCCCGATCGTCACGTTGATGCCGGTGCAGTGCGACGCCTCGTCGGGCGCGATCACCACGTCGGCCGTCGGCGAGGCCAGCGCGACGTTCTGCACGCCGGGCTGGTGCAGCGCGGCATACAGCCCCGACAGCGTCACGTCGCGCCCGAGGCGGTGTTGCGCGTCGATGTAGTCCTGCAGGGCCGCTTCCGCAGCGGCCTTGACGACCGTCGCGTCCGGCCCCTCGTAGAGCGTCAGCGTCGCATCGACCGCGTAATCGACGATCGTCGCCGCCTGCACCGTCACGTTGTCCGTCAGCGGCCGGATCTCGTCCGCCGACAGCACCGCGTCGACCGCCGTCAGCAGACCGGCCGACGGCGTGCCGTCGCCCTGCCGCGACAGGATCGTGACCACGACGTCGCCGGGCGCCGGGCTCGCGACCGCGGCGTCGAGCACGTCAGGGTCCGCGCCGAGCGCGTGAAAGATATACGCGCCGGTCGGGCCGGCCGTGCTGAAACCCTCGAACGACAGCTGCACCCGGCGGCGCAGGTCGGCGTCGCTCTCGAGCGTCGGCGGCACAGGCGGGATCGCGTCTGGGTCGCCCTGGTCGAGCACTAGGCGCTCGACGTTGTAATTCGCGGCGATCTGATCGAGATCGCTGCCGGCTGCATACGCCAGCATCACGCCCTTGGTCGCCTCGTTCACGCGCTGGCGCAGCAGCGTTTCGCGATACGCGGCGACCTCGAGGATCTTGTGGGCCGGGTCAGATTCGACGAGCGCGTCGAACGTCGTGTCGCGCGCGCGCAGATCGGCCAGCATCGCCGCCAAGACCGCCTCGAAGTCGATCGCCTCGACGACGTCGGGCGCCGACAGCTGCGACAGGTCGACCGCTGTGAATGCCCCCGCCATTATGCGACCTCGATCCCGTCCAGCGTCACCTGCTGCCCGTCGGGCAGATACTCACCCGTCAGCGACAGGACGACCCGGCCGGGCTCGGCCTCGGTCGCCTGCACGCTCTGCACCGCGATGCGCGGCTCCCACGTCGCCAGCGCCTCGGCCGTCGCCGCATACAGATCCAGCAGCGTCGCCCGGTTCACCGGCGCGTCGACGAGCTCATACAGCCGCGAGCCGTAGTCGCGCCGCATCACGCGACTGCCGATCGGCGTCGTCAGGATGTCGCGGACCGACTGCCGCAGGTGATCGATCCCCGACAGCCGCTTGCCCGTGGTCGCGTCGATGCCATTCATGCCGCCGACTCTGCGCGGCGCGATGCCTCGCCGCCATTGGCGGGTTTCCCGTCAGCCGCCTGCATAGACGTCAGGCGAGCCGCCAGAGATCGCCCCGGCGTCGATCGCGTCACCGACCCGCGCCAGCGCGATCCCGTTCGCGTAGACCGTGCCGGAGCCCGCCGCGATCGGCACGACGTGCGGCACGCAGATGCTGCCCGACGGCACGGTGTGGGTCACCGAGTTGTCGCCGACGCGGCTGACCGCGATGCCGTTCGCGTAGACGTCGCCCGAGCCCTCCGCGATCGTGCTCGAGCCGTCGCAGCCGTGCCCGGTGT